TCGACTAAATCTGTTCAGCAAATCACAATGGTCTTCCACTTGGATTAAATTCTCCGCAAAAGAAGAATTGTTGGTGAAAGAAGTTCAGGCAGCAGAAACTTGGGAAGATGTTGTTCGTATCACCGACAAAGTATATGAATACTCAAAAGAAGAACAACATGAAATGGCATTGGACTATTTTGATGAAATGATGGCCAAAATGTCAGACGAATATGGTGATGGTGAAGGTGATTATGAAATGTCTGACTATGATGACGATTATGACGATGAAGATGGTGAAGGTGAAGGCGATTCTGATGAAGAAGATTTTGAAGAAGGCGACACCAAATCTAAACGCAGTCAAGCTGGTGGTGAAGAATCAGATGATGATAGTGTTGAAAACGGTACAAGCATTAACCACGACAAACCATCACGACCTGGTGACATTGACCAATTCGACCCAACCTGTGAAACGGATGAAAACTATCGCCGTAACGAAGTTCAATTGCTTGACGACAAATGTAAAGAGTTTGTGTATGTGGATATTCCTAAGCCAAACATGAGCAACATAATTACGCCTGTCAAGCGAGTTCAAGAATTGATGACGAAAGAATATAATAGATTCATCAAAGATAAAATTCTTAAACCAGAAAAAGCAATGGCATTGGTGAACGATTTCAAACGCCGTAATGAACGGTATATTGGTCTGCTTGCGAAAGAATTTGAAATGCGTAAAGCTGCCAAGGCATTTAGTAAATCTAAATTGTCCGACACCGGCGATATTGACATTAACAAACTATCATCATACAAATTTGATGATAACATTTTCCGTAAAGTAATGTTGACGCCTAAAGGTAAATCACATGGCTTGGTGTTGTTGCTTGACCGTTCGGGTTCAATGTCAAAGAATATGTCTGGTTCTATTGAACAGATTTTGGTGTTGTCAATGTTCTGTCGCAAAGTGAACATTCCATTTGTTGTTTATGGTTTTACTGAATCAGGTACCGTTCGTGCTATGGATCTTGGTGTTGATAGTAACTACATGAGTGAATCTAACCGATTATTTAAGAGTGAATATGGTAGATACAAAGATGGCAAATACAATTCATTCAGTAAAAACATTGGTGAAATGGAATTTGGTAATGTTCATTTGCGTGAGTATTTAAATTCTAAAATGTCTGGCGCTGAGTTTACGGCTGCATTAAAGAATATGTGTTTACTTATGGAATCTTACAAAGAAAACAATTATCGCCATTCGCCTAGACCCGATTCTGAGCAGCTAAACAATACGCCAATGAATCAGGCGGTTATTGCTACTGCTGAGATTATGAAAACATTTAAGAAGATTAACAATCTGGACATTTGTAGTTTGGTTGTGATCCATGATGGTGATGCTGATAGTACCAATGCTTATTGGGTTGAAGAAGAAACTTTTAATCAATCTACCGGTTTGATGGAAAAAACTAAAAAACAAAACTCATATTGGGCTAATGACTATGTTTTTATGATGCGTGACCGTCAAAATAAATTTGAAATGAAAATTCGTGACTGTAACCAAGATATTACTAAAAACCTGTTGTTGTGGTTTCAAAAAGTGACTGGTGCTCGTGTGTTTGGTTTCTTTATTGTGCCTAGCCGTGAAACCAAATATGTTGTAAGCAATAGGTATCTTTACAATGACAGTAAAGATTACTGGCAATTAGCACAAGAAATTGGTCCTGAAGCTGCTGATGTAGTGCGTAAGCAAAAGATTAAACAGTTTAAGAATGAGAAGTATCTTGTTTGTAAATTGCCTGGTTATGAGAATTTCTTTTTCATTTCAGGTGGTGAAGAACTAACTACCGATGATGAAGTTGGTATTGAAGTAGAAGGTAAATTTACTGCGAAGAAGTTGGCATCGGCATTTGCCAAATACAATAAAAAACGGGCAGTAAATCGTGTATTAGTATCTCGGTTTATCCAAGGTATTGCCGCTTAAGTTGTTGTTTATTTGATATAATTATTTTTCATTGACAGGAGTTTTACATTATGAATAGCCGTGCCGAACTAAAACAGATGTTCATTGATGCCTTGATTGCTACTGGTAAACAAACCATTAGTAAAACGGAAATCAAATCGATTGCGACCAAACTTGGTCTTAAATCAACCCAATTCTTCACTAAAGAAGATTCTAACCGTGTTGGTCGTGGTCAGTATCGTGTGCCAGGTGCCAATGTTGATATGCAACCTGCTCTACAAGCGCAAGTGATTCCTATGGCTAAACCTACTGAAAAATCAAACCACAAAATCAGTAATGTAACTACCGACCTAGATGTAACGAATCTAGTTCCTGTTGCCTACAAAAACTATGTACCGTTTGGTAACTTTGATGATGTATTGTCAATTGTTTCGTCTATGCGGTTCTTTCCTGTTTTCATTTCAGGACATTCTGGTAACGGTAAGACCATGTCAATTGAACAAGCCTGTGCTAAGGCAAAACGCAAGTTCATTTGTGTATCAATGACGCCTGAAACTGATGAGAGTGACCTTCTTGGTAACTATGTTCTGATTGATGGTAATATGGAATGGCGTGACGGTCCTGTAACTACTGCCGCTCGTCAAGGTGCCGTTCTCTGTATCGATGAGATTGATTATGGTGCTCAGAATCTTTCCAGTTTGCAGCGTGTGTTAGAAGGCAAACCGTTTATGTTGAAAAAGAAAGGTGAATTGATTTCACCTGCACCTGGTTTTACCGTGTTTGCTACTGCGAATACAAAAGGTAAAGGTTCAGATGACGGTCGTTATATGTTCACCAATGTTTTGAACGAAGCATTCCTTGAGCGTTTTCGTACCACAATGGAACAAGAATTTCCTCCTGTTAAAACTGAGCGCAAGATTATTGAGAAAGAACTTGCTTCAGTTGGCAAAGCAGATGATGACTTTGCTGAGAAACTGGTTACTTGGGCTGATGTTATTCGTAAAACATTCTCTGATGGCGGTTGCGATGAAGTGATTTCTACTCGCCGTTTGGTGCATATCGTAGAAACATACGGCATCTTTGGTGATAAGATGAAGGCAATTACTCTGTGTTTGAATCGTTTTGATGATGACACTAAGGCATCATTTGTTGATCTGTATACTAAAGTTGATGCAGGCGCTTCTGCCGATGAAATTCTGGCACCACAACCTGAATCTGTAGCAGAAGAAGTAAAACCTGAAGTTGATGCTTCACAACCTTTCTAATAAGTTTGTAGTTCGGCACTTGGGCCTGTGGCAACACAGGCCCCTTTTTAAACATTTGCCTGTAAAAGTGTTGACTTACTTACTTAAACATGTTATAATTATATTATCGAATTTGAGAGAACGGTCTCCTCTCAAATGTTTACCTTGTTGAGACCAATTTATGGAGTTATTTGTAATGAAATCAGCTAAAGCTAAAGTTCTCGCCTATCTTTCGAAAGACAGCGAGTATAACACTCTCACCGTTGCCAAGATGCAGTCTGTTTTTGGTATCGCAAATCCTTCTGCAACAATCAATGAGTTGCGTAACGAAGGTCATGCGATTTACCACAACACCCGTGTCAATGCTAACGGCGACAAAGTTTCTTTCTATCGCCTTGGTCAGCCGACTAAGCGCATCGTAGCTGCAGGTATCGCAGCTCTGCGTGCTCAGGGAGAGCGTGCTTTTGCCTAAAATAGTTTAGGAAAAGTGTGGAGGAAGTAATACATATAGGTGTTACTTCCTCTTTTTCGTTTATGGAGTTGTCATGGAAATTCAAGCAAAAATTGAAGATTTAAAAAAGAACAGGCTTTTTATTGCCACACCAATGTACGGCGGTATGGCACACGGTCTTTATATTAAATCGTGCCTAGATTTACAAACAAGTTTAGGTCAGTATGGTATTGAAACAAAATTCTCCTTTCTTTTTAATGAATCTCTTATTACAAGAGCCAGAAATTATTTGGTAGATGAATTTATTCGCTCAGAAAATTTTACGCATCTACTTTTTATTGATAGTGACATTCATTTTAATCCACAAGATGTTTTGGCCATGTTGGCATTGGATAAAGATGTGATTGGTGGTCCTTATCCTAAAAAATCAATCAATTGGGGTAATGTAGCTTTGGCCGCAAGAAAAAATCCTGATATGGATCCAAGAGAGCTAGAAAATTTGGTTGGTGAATATGTCTTTAATGTTGTAAAAGGAACTTCCTCTTTTCAAGTAACTGAACCTTTGGAAGTTTTAGAAATTGGTACTGGTTATATGATGGTTAAAAGAGAAGTATTTGATAAGATGAAAGATGCTTATCCAATGATTCATTACAAACCAGACCATGTTGGCCAAGCTCACTTTGATGGTTCACGGTACATTCACGCATACTTTGATACAGTAATTGATTCTAAAGATTCAATCACAGGCGGAGGTTCTGACCGCTATCTAAGTGAAGATTATATGTTCTGCCAGATGTGGCGTAAAATTGGTGGTAAAGTATTCTTGTGTCCTTGGGTTAGAACACAACACATTGGT